CTTAAGGGCTGACAGGGTTCCTTGAATATCAGAAACATTTAGAACATATTCAAATCCATTTTGTGTTGCATCTGTCTCATCTACATAATCTGCAGCTATGGAGGACTCTTGTGTTTCTGGAGCAAGAGCTCCCAACATACTAGCAATTTGGTCAGCTTGTTCTCTTGTCGTTCCTTCTCCTAGTTTTATTACGTTTGATATCTCAACAATTTTTGTACCCGCATCGTTTTTATATCCACCTATAGCTTCTTCTATCGTACCTGTTACACCAAAGTCAGCAAGCACATCATTAATAGTTTGTATTTGCTGCTGGTATTTTTCACCTTGTCTAAGCTCAACAGCCTGCTCAACTGTTTCTATAGTGGTGTCAAATAATGGCGCAACATTAATTGAAGGAGTGTCGCCTGCGACACTTTCAGTTACAGTTATTGTAGATAAAGAGGTAAGCTCTAAATCAATCTCCGCTATTCTTTCTTGTTCAACAGAAGTTAAAGAAGCATCATCTACTTCATCGATTGTTTCCTGTAATCTACTTCTTTCTTTTATTAGATTGGCTGCCTGTACTTTTGTCTCTCCTGTTAGATTACGTGCGTCTAGTTTAACGTCTATTATAGATGCCTCAAAAAAGTTTTGTTTGATTTTAGTTGCTTCTTCTTGTGTCATCTCACCATCTTTAACCCTTCTTTTTAAATCCTTATCTAATATTTCTCCAGACCTTTTAACTTTAGATAAATCAAATTGTAAATCTCCTATGGTAGGATTTTGAAAAGCTTCAATTATATTATTAGATTCAGAAGACTCTAAGACAGTGTTTATTTTTGTTCTTGATACAGCTTCGTTTAAAGGTTGTATAATATTATTGTTTATACTAATAGGCGAACCATAAAGAGCTCCACCTGCAACTCCCACAGTAAACGCATCAGGCACACCTTCTAATGCAGGCCTACCATTAATTAAATTTTGAGTCATTTGTGTTGCAACTTCTTCTACTCCCTCTCCAACCATTGCTGCACTAGCACCATATTTTTTAAGAGCCTCTTGATACATAGATACTATTCCTTTTTGAAAAGTTTGAGTTCCTTTTTTAACACCTTCTTTAAAAATTATTTCTTTATATACTTTAGCAAGAGACCCACTTGATATAGCAGAGAAGACCATTTCAGCTCCCCCTAAACCTAAAGCTTTAAATACACTCATTGCCTCTGTTTGCTCTGGATTGTTTTCTCTTTGTTGTCTTAGTTCTGGTCCGGCCATAGCAACCGTACCTCCTCTAGCTATTTGCCCTATTCCAAGCCCAGAAAAAGAGGCCATCATTATTCCTATAGTAACCGGTGCACTTTCCGCAAGCATACTCCCTAACTGTTTAAAGCCATCTGAAAAATTACCATCTGAAAAATTGTCAGTAACACCACCTTTGATTCCCTCTGATTGATTCCATATATCTCCTTTTTTTCTTCTATATTCTTGCTCCTCTACCAGTTTTTTAAGGAGAGGACCTGTGCCAATCATTTGCTCAAACTCTTCTTCAGTCTTGTTGACTGGAGTGTCAATACCCAACATACCCAACTCTTTTTTAATTCGTGTATCTACAACATTAAACATAGAATATATAGTGCCAGGAACACTTACCAACATTTCTCCTAAAGACTTATCACCTGCAGCTAAATCATTTCCTATTTTTTGCATGTAAGACATGGATGATATTTTATTCTTTTCAGTCTTAACGTCAAATAAAAAATTTTCTGGTGATTGATTATACTTAGCCGCCATTTTATCTATTTTTACACGACCAGTTGCATTAAGTTTATTGTAGTCTAAATCCGGAAACTCTAATGCTACATCTACTATATCCATTTCTTTCTCTCTTTCTAATTCTTTTGTAACTACAGGAGGAGGAGGCGCACTTTTTATACGTTGGTCTATGCTTTTTAAAAGCCTGTCTCTTTGATTTACTAAAGAGTCTAACTTTACCATTTCAGGAGTATTTATTGCAGGCTTGCCTAATGGATATTTTTTCTTTTCTTCCTCAGTAAAGGGCACATCTTGTTGTTCTTTAATTTCGTTTTGAAGAGTAATTATTTGTCTTGAGATAGTATCATATTCACGGCCGGAATTACGTAATGATTCTGCGGACGAATCCAACCCACCAGCCCCCGATGGTAAATCCGTAGGTTCGTCTTCGCCTTTTTTTTTTACAAATGCAGTTTCAAACTGGTCAAAAGATGTTTGATTAATAAGACCTACTCGTGCTCCGGCATCATATAAGCCAGCCTTCTGCTCTCTATTAGAATTAGCAAACATATCAAGCGTTACTTGGCTTGAAATCAAACCTGCATCAAGATAAAGATTATATAATTTTTCTAATTGTTCCATTAATCATTAGTGTCAGTGTTAAAGAATAATAAATCTACCTCACCAGCTTCGTCTGTTGCTGCTTCACGAGCTGCGATAACTTGTAATCTAAATAATATATCCTCTGGTTTTTGATAAACTGGAATTTCACTAACTATGTCACCAATTAAAGCAGTAAGACTCATTCCTTCTGTAATAGGTATTTTAAACTCATCTACAGCCTTACCACCTACAGTGTTAATAGTTATATAACCTTGCGGTATAGGTTGGCTGTTTTGTTCTGCAACTTTTTTCTCTGACCTTGTTGGTTCTACAAAACGAGAAGAGATACCTATTTGTCTAAGCGCAAATAATTGTTTATTTAAACCAAGAGGTTTATCATTTTTTATTGCATCAACTATTTGTACAGATGTAATATTCTTCACAAAACTTGTTAAGTCAGTATTAAACTCTTTAAAAACATCTTCATCTATACCATCAGGGAATGTATCAGCAATTTGTTTGTCATCTAATCCTAAATTTTTAAGCAACCCTGTAAATAATTTTGGGTCAACCTTACCCCCTGCTAATCTTACAGTATTAATTATATCAATTGTTTCTCTTGTTTTATCCTTTGGCTGTTCATCAGGAGCAGCTTTACGTTCAACTGTAATTGCTCTTGCAAGCTTGTCTCTTACGTGTTGAAACGCTGCTTGTTTTTGTCCGTCAGTAATTTCAAAGACATTCGCATCTTGATTAAAGTATAGTTCATTTGGATTGTCAGTTTTTTCTGTAACAATTTTATATCCCATGCTATCAGCTAACACACTTTCGAGTTCAGAATCTTGGTCTATTAAAGATTTTACTTCTAAATCTAAACCTTTCATTAATGTATCATTGGTAATAAGCTCATCATACATCATACCTTGATACTTAAGGCTATTACCCTTACTGTCTTGGATAAACTTATTACCCAATCCTTGCGCAATAGTTCCAACCGCTGCATTTATATTGTATTTGTCTCGTTTGTATTTTGAAAAGTATCCTATTTGAGATACATCTAAAGTTTTATCGGTTACCTTTCCATCTTTGTCTAGTTGTGCAAATATTAAACTTCCATTGGTTGGGTTAACGTTTACTTGAATACGTCCAAAATCTGTATAGTTCTGCATTAATTCGTGCATAAAAACCTCTACTTGTGAGGCTGAACCGTTTTGAGCACGTGTTGCAAACTCGTTGAAGTTTTGATTATAATTTTTTACTGCATCAAAGAACATATCAGTTCCTGAATTTAGATTGTTTTCAAAGTTTTTATATTGCTGTAATGTAATCTCTTTGTTTTTGTACCTATTAAAATTATTAACTGAGGTATCTTTTATTTGAGTAGCCGTAGCAGACATAACTGAATTAGCAACTTCGTTTTGTCCAGAGGGTCTGTCTATTAAAGTTTGATTAAAATCTTTTCGATTTTGTAAAATGTTTTCTTTTTCTGTTTGAGCTATATCTTTTCTAGCTTGAACTTGGTCAGTAAAATCTTTACTTATTTTTGCCCAGTCTATAAAAACTGGTTGTATATCTGGTGAGTATCCGTATCCTACTGGCATTTTATATTTTTTTAATTACTTTCAATGATGTTTCCTTCAAAGTCAAAACTTACATTGTTATCTGAGTTTACTATATCCTCTTTTAATTCGTCTGGGTCTCCAAAGTCTGGGTCTACTGATTGTAATCCTGCAAGAGCAGAGGTTAAACCTTGAACACCTGACCCTAAATAAGCACTTTGTAAATTTCTGTTAGCTTGAAGCTCATTTTGTAATCCTATTAAGTTTCTTAATTGCACATCAGCCATTTTTTCATCCCCTCTTTGTGCGGCCATTGCTTTGTTTAATTGAAGATTAGTAGTTTTATCATCAAACGTAACAGCAGCTCTTTGCATAAAATCTTGAACTTGCTGTAAGTCTCTACCCCCTCCATAAACTCCTCTACTTCCTTGGTCACTTCTTCTCGATATAAGGTTGCTGGCAATTGCTGTGGCAGTATCCATTCCTCTTTCTAAACCTCTTGTAGAATATGAGACATTTGCAAACCTATCTCTATTTAAAGTGTCCATAGTTTGTTGAAACGCATCGTCACGAGCTGCCCTTCCTTCTCTTGCCTGCTCTCCTGCTTGTCTTGCCTGCGCAAAGCTAAAGCCTGTGGTGGCCACAGGAATTGCAACAGAGGCTATGTCTTTTATTACTGGAGCTGCAACTTTTGCTGCTGTACCTACTGCTTTACCTGCAGTTGCTAAGCTTGATATTATGCTTCCTACTGCTGTGCCTGATGCCATATTATATTTTTTTAATTAATTCTGTTGTTTGACTTCCTTTTATAAAACCTAAATTTAAAAACTTATTTATTAAATTTTGATTGTTATTATTAGAAAACAAATACTCAACGCCCAGTTCTTCACAATACGCTATTAAAGTTTCTAATAAATAATTCAAAGCTTCGTCTCTATTTTCTTTTATATCTCTGTCAGAAACAATCCATTCAACCCAAGCTACATCTGCATTACTTGCAAAATAAATAAACCCTGCGCATACAGGCTTGTCTTCTAACGTTACCATCAAACCGCCTTTGCCGTTATCTGGTAAAAATTTTTTTTGTGGAGCTTCTTTCCAACCCCAATCTTTCCACCACTTTACTAATACGTCTTCATAATCAGTTTCATTTAATTCTCTAATACCCAAATTCATACTCTACCAAAGATACTAATTTTAAGGATAACTTTTCATTACATCACTCTCTATGGCAAACAGCTCAGTAGCTGTAGTGTTTGTGTTTACTAATGAAAAATTAAGAAGATGACCTAACATTCCATGAGTTTCTGCTTCCATGTTTTTAATATATAAAATGTAGGGGTCAGCAACACTAATAGGTTGTGCTCCTGATATCTCAGTATTAACAAATAATCTGTTTATTCCACTTACTAGATTTACTTCTATATTAGTTATTTGTCCAGCAAATTTTATTGTGGTGTAAGCAGGTTCAGAAAAATACAAATAATCTCCAATACTTACGATACTACCTATGTCTATTAAAGGATTGGTAGAAAAATTAACAGTTAATACATTGCTTTGGCTGGACCAGCTTGCTGCTTTTCCTATACCGTTTGCGGAACGTAAAGCAAGTGTGTCTGCTTCCGCAGGTATATATCCAGTTTTTCTAAGATATGCAAAGTATGCTCCTTCTTTTTTTTCAAACCACGTAGAATCTACAAACCCATTGTTTTGTATATCTGTTTGTAAATTCACAGACCATGGTGAATCTGATTCTAAATTAAGTGTTTTGAATAATTTATTTTCCAGTGGATTTTTATTAAACACACTTGTAATTTGTGAACTAAATTGTTGACCATAATAATTGTTTCGAGTCTCATTAGTGTTATGCTTATATATATTACCACCTTTAAATGAATACAAATAGTTATTCATACCCATCATGTATTCAGGAATAAAAGAATAAAAAGACGGCCATCCTTTTACCGAATCACTATACGTTAATGTATATTCGGTGGTAACTGGTGATGGAACAGGCGGCACTGTACTAGGGGTTGGTGGTGTAGGAGGTGTTGGCGTGGGAGGAGTAGGGGTTGGTGTACTACATACAGTAGAGTTGTATATTAAATTGTTTTGCCCTCCCATATAACCATGGTAAAAACACTCATAGCTAATTGTTCCATATCCTCCAATAACTTCTACTGTTACATCTCCCCAGTAGTAAGTATAAACGTTTCCATCTAAACCAACTTTTGGTCCTACTGCATTAGTTCCAGTATACGTTATAACATTAGTTAGGTTAAAGTTTTGAATTGCAATTGGATGTGCAGAAGGTACATTTTTCAGTACATATGTACCTACATTTGTACCGTATGTTCCATAATTACCTCCAAACACAAACTTGTTACCACCGCTAATCGTTTGTATTGTTACTTCGTTTTCTGCACCTAAACAATAGTCAGGACTAGGTGTTGCAGGAGGAGTCGGAGGACTTGGCGGAACAGGGGGGACTGGGGGTATTGGTGGTGTAGGGTTTGGACTTGGGTCAAATCCACCACATGCAGTGTCACATGGTACATCTATTAGTGTCGTGATACCTGAAAGAGAATTTCTTGCAATTGGCTCACCATTAAAGTTAGTTGCTGACGAGTCAATACAAGGTATCGTTACTTCGCCCTCTCTAAGAGTTACTCTCTGTACAGTTCCATCACAACAAACAATCGACCATCTACACTCTCCACCTTGTGCTCCTATGGGACACGTTAACTCATACTTTAAACACGCCATAAATAAATATATTTAAATACAAATTTACAAAAATTTATTGGTGTTAATCAATGAACCCCCATATACCAGTTTGATGATGTTTTGTAAAACAAATACCGTAAGAATTGTTAAACAAATTAGCTGGTAGTATTTCAATATCTTCATTGTCTTGTTTAATAAAATTAGATAACGCTATGGGCCCAACAGTTTTTCTAACTATTGTCCCCCTAAGCTCTTCTTCGTAATTAGGATAAGCTCTAACTGCGTCTAAGTTTTCTATAATATTTTTTCGAGAATATGTAAGGAACCGTCCCCAAAAATCAGAAGGTGGAGATATCATCATACTGTTTTGAACTACTTCATCTCCAGAAGAAGCACCCATAAGATAAATTTTATTTCTATCTACTTGATGTATAAAAGGAGAGATTAACTCTATATCCATATCGATATAAGCACCTCCTATTTTTTCTAATATTAAACTACGAACATAGTCTAACTTAAATATCTTATGAAGCATGTCTAATACTTTATAAAACTCTGGGTCATTACATTTAATAAACTCGTCTATTTCTGTGTCGTTCCAGACTTTTATACAACAGTGTGAACGCTTCCAAGAATCAAGGCATACATGCCATTTTTGAGACCACTTGGTTTTATCTTCAGGAGCTAGGAAGTGTAAAATCATTTAACTTATAATGTATATAAAAGTTTCTAAAATATTTACCCCCAAAAGGTTCTTTGCGTGCGTGTTCACAAAGAGCTGATTCATACAGTATCATATCACCTGGTTGCGCATAAATCTTATACCACTCCCCATCGTGTCCCTTTATATCTAAAGGCCAATCATCTGCATATTTTTTATTTTGACAACCACAGGTTAAGTCTTTGTCTACTATAATAATGGATGATATATGATGCGTTTCAATTCTATCTACATGCTCTGTAAGACTTGAACCTTTTAGATAAGACCTTATGCCATATACATAGCTTGGAGTAATATCTACACCACAAAAATCTCTATGTATTGGAAGTAATTCTTGGTGTAATATTTGTTTCACAGTAGGTAAATTGTCAAAACTTAACATTGTACTGTGACCAGGAACGTAATGGTCTTTACCCTCAAACTCTTCTTTTTCTTCTTTACTTTTTAATAAACTGTAACATTCTTGAATTAAATTCCACATTTTTGGTGGACACTTCTGTAAAGAAAAACCATTAGGTGTAAGCTTAGGTAGCGCACTGTTTTCGTTTAAAAGAACATTGTTATTTACTTTAATAATTTTACTTTCATTTTTAGGTTTCTCAACAACAATTGGTTCAATAGGTTTTTTTAATTCTTTATGTTGCTGTTCATCGCCTGCGCCATCCCATCCATTTTCTCTCCACCACGATGTAACAATATATTTGTTCCCACTGATAAGCGGTGTGCCTTCATGCAGGGTGTCTGCTAAAACTTCTCCATCTTTCATGTTTTCCCACCATAACGCTTTACCTTTCTCTGCTTTAACTGATATTTTTTTCTTAGGAAAATTAGTTTCACCACCCTCGAAATCATCATTTAAATAAATCATTAACGTGTGAGTTCTATTACCGGAAGCTAAACAGTGCATATCGTAAGCAGGCCCACTAAAATAATCATTGTGGGGTTTAAAATACTCCCCTACTTTATACAATTGCCCTTGTAAAGATTCTCCTTTATGTATAGGTAAACCTAGCAAGTCACTAATTTTTTTATGTACACTTTGTATAATTACGTTGTTGGTGTCTAAGTTACTTGTACTTGAAGTTCTATGGTCGGTTACATCCGAGCGGTCAGTTCCTCCTACTACTACAGAAGAACGAGTATGATTCGCGTCTATTAATTTTATTATTTCATCACACTCTTCGTGAGAAATAAAGCTGGAAATTTCGTGCATTTAATTTGATTTAATTTATATAAAGGTATTAAAATTATTGTTGCTGACAAACTTGACATGAGCCAAAATAATTTCCAAACCATTGCCTTGAATAACTTCCATCAGACACAAAAGTAGCTGCTGCTAAACTTCCACAGCTATCGTTTGTTCTGTAAAATGCTGTAGCTTGACAAAGTGATGAAGCATCAAAATACATTGTTTCTGAACGAGACGCATT